GGGACTTGATTCAAATGGCTATTCAATTATCTGTAACAAAGAAAAAGGAATAACCTATTATCAGACCTCCTACAGTTAGAAAAGACTACTATCTAAGTAAACCATTTACAGCGGAAGATGTTTTACTAGTGCCAAAATCACTCAGAATACCCTCTATTCCAGATTCCTACTATGAAGAGATATAGCAAGCTCAAAAAATTTGGGCGCAGAAGTACCCTTTCCCCGTTGAAAACAAGAAAAATCGCTTAGTTCCATTTAGAACTAACGCCCTAGCAGTTGAAACAGGCTATAAGCTTACCACACGTGATGACAATGTATAAGAATGGTAGGCTGGGAAGAGTGTACAAAACTTGCAATGGGCAGGCAATCGTCTATGGGGAAGTCAACCTGTTCAGGACTAAGATTACCTATAATGGGCTCGCCCGCATGTGAACAAAGCTATGAACTTTATTGGATAATACATAAGGAATAATGAATCCCGCATGCGTGAAATCATCAAGAAGACATAGCCAATCCGGAGGTATATGACTAAACCAGGATGGTCTCAAACTAAAAAGCAGTCCTATATCGAAAATTTCATTAAGCATGCTCAGCTAAAATCCCCAAAAATCAAATGTTATGTTTGTTTTGTCAAAACCGGGGAGGTGTTTACAAGAGGAAGAGAAGAATAAGTGAACGAGATCGGTTAAATACGAAATACGAAGAAAAGAGCTCGTTGCATTTGTAATACATGCGACAAGGGATTTGTTCAGTTAATCCAATTGTCTATCTTCTAAATCTTGAAAGAAGTTTGTCCGGGGTTCGTTCAAGGACTGACAAAGAAACAGATGAAAGCTCTGCTAAAAGGATCATTGCGAAAATTCAAAGGCTTGCTGAAATCCATACGAAGTATATCGAAAGACGGAAAAGCTTTCGATGGCAATCAAAAGGCATTTGTGAGGAATTTGATAGCAAAAACATTTTTCACTGAAATAAAAGACTCCTTAATAACATGGTGGTTTGAATACATGAAATTGATGTATCCCAATATTTTCAGATTCTCAGTCCAATAATACGTTGACAGACTATTTCAATCTTTGACAGACTTTGAGAATTATCTGTTCTTCAACATCCCAGATATTAACGGACCAAAATGGACAGACAAGATGAAAGGAGCCTCTTATTATTTCTCATAATTGAAAGGAGCCAACGAATAAAATTGGTTATGCGTCCCTATCCATGGAACAACGACAAGCGGCGATCCGGCTGGCACAACTTTAGTCAATACACTCCACAGTCTAATGTACGATTGGCTATATGCTGTCTAACTCGGAATCAAGGACCCATGGGATTGGGAACAAGCAGCCAAAAACAACTGGTTCAATATCGCAGCAGGAGACGATACAGTAATTTGGACAGATGATGAACATGCACAACAAACCGTAGACATCATCAAAAGGAGAACAGCTTCTTCTAAAGACTAGTTCGCCCAAGTAGGATTAGGACAAGTCATCGATCACGACGAGATAAAAATAGGATAATTTTGGTAGATAGACTTCTGTAGTAAGCTTGCGTTCGCTTCTGGTACTTTATAATCTTGGTAACTCTACAGAGACCCAATAAAGACATTGCACACGAAGCAGTTTTACAATAAGCGGAATAACAACATCATCAATAATCCGAGCCTACATCCACTTGCCCTATACATGGGGTATAAAGCAGAGCGCACAAGTCTCTTAATTGAAGATTTGTTGCTTGTCCGAGCTATCCAAAGGGGAGCCATTTAAGATGGTTACCTCTCTGAGAAAGGAAAAATCTCCGTATCCACATAAACTTTGATGTACGTAGACTAGAAAGTCTAACATGCGTGGGTATAAGAATAAGAAGGGTACAAATACGAACGCCAGATCAATTAGTATGCAGGTTTAGCATTGATTGACCTCTTTTCAGCTATATTCGAAAGTAGTCTAAGAAACAGAGTCATTAATGGGAGAAATCAAACGTATTATTGTTATCAAAATCTGGTAAATCAAGGAGACCATATATCAAACCTGGGAGGATAAGAGAAGTAGAAGCCAAAAGTGAAGAAAAGGAGAGTCAAAATCACCTTTGAGTCAAGAACGGACAGTGAGTATCAATACGATAGTCAAGATTTTGGAAGATCGAGATCACTCGATTAACAATATACTCAAGGAGCCCTTTGCGACCAAAACTACCACTACAACTTCCTTCTTTCTTTCAACAATCATATCATCCAGGTAGAACCCATAATTCTTTAAAATGGGACGTCTCATTCCAGCTACCCTGCCTCGGGATAAAACTCGTCAAGAAGCTAAAAGCTATAGAAATCAAATATCTCTTCACAATCAAATCAGCCAAATAAATAGGATTCAATTGAAGAAGAAGAAGACAAACCAGCATGAGTTTAACATCCCTTTAGCCTTGAGCTTAATGGTCATAAAGATGACTGGTTGGCAACTTATAGCCCGTTAGCTGCGTAAAGCTCGTTAGCCGCGTGAGGCTAGTTCATCACTGAAGATGGGGTTGTACTACCGCAGTACACGTGTTCGACACGAAAACCGACGCGTCCATAATCGTGAATATTATGGTATCCCAGAGAACTGGGCTTTCAACAACTTAGTGCCAAACTAGGTTTTACAATGTTGATCGGAGTTCATAGATCGGAATCTATATTGACGAGCTGGTAACTCGTAGACATCAAATCGGAATTTGGTGTCGGCAGTCAGATGGC